GTGTTCGCCAGCGACGGCGGCGCTCGGCATCATCGATCGCCTTGGCGTCACGTTCGACCAGACCGACACCGAGGCGAGCATCGAGGCGCTGGGAATCCTGCTGGCGCATGCGGCCGTCATGCTGGCCACCTGCCAGCTGTCGATCAGCCCAATCGTCGAACTGGCGCAGGTCTACCGCCGCCGCCTCGACGTAGAGCCAGCGCAGGCACCGTCCGCCGTGGCCCGTGCGGCCCGCCCTTCTGTCAGCTTCGACCCGACCGCACACGATGTGCCGAGACGCGAGATGGTCGCCGATGCCGTCGCGCTGGCGATCGCGAAGGCGCTCGATGACGTCGAAGTTGGTCACCAGGTGGTGGTGCAGCCGCTGGAGCTGCTGGTCGTGGTCGGCAAGGAGATCCAGCTGCCGACCTGGCAGCCTCTGCGGCCCGCGCACCACCCAGATCCGGAGATCGACCGCGTCTACCGGGTAAGCCGCAAGCTGGCAGCGTTCGATGCGCTGCGCCAGATGCCGGATCTGGAGGCGATGCCGGATCGAAGTGACCCGCACGAGGACCGGATCTCGTGGAGCTGGTATGCCGGCGGTGTACCGATGAACGAAGCGATCGCCGAACTCCGCATGCGTCGGTCATCAGGCGAGGATCCGGCGCGCGTGGTCGAAGATCTCATAGGAAGGAACCGCATCCTGCTTGATGCGCATCGCCGCGCCGAGGGTAAGTCCCTTACGGACAGCGTCTACTGCATGGCCGATATGTCACGCATGCCTGATAGAGCTGGCTGGCGATGCAAGAACGGCCACGAAGTGACAGACATGCAGGCGCTGGCGACATCGAACAGCCACGTGCACGAGTAGACGCCTGCGCCGAGTGCGGGCGTGGCCTTGCTGATCGAACGCTCGTCCTGACGATCGGTGCCTCGCACGGCAAGCCGGATAGCCGGATGTGCTCGCGCTGCTACGTCGCGCTCCTGCAGCCGATGCTGTTTGTACCAGAGCAGTAACTCAGCTACGCTGTCCGGATGTTCGTACCGATGATGCTGATCTACACGGCGATCGCCGTGCTCGTTCTGGTCGCTGGCCTCGACGACCGGGCAGCGCGTCGGCGCCGGATGATGGCCGACCGGCCGACGTGGCACCTCCTGCTTGATGCCGTGCTCTGGCTGCCGGTCATCGTCGCTGCGATGGTCGAGGTTGCGCTCGATGCTGCAGCAGCGCTCCGGCGGTGATACGCTGGCGGAGGAGCTATGCCAAAGATCGGAGACACGGGCGGAATCCGCCCCACTGGGTACGAGCGTGAGATGACCCTTGCCAGGGTGGAGGACCTGATGGTCCAGGCCATCCCGTGGCGCAAGATCGTCGCGATGCTCGTCAGCGAGGGCTACACGGACAGCGAGCACACCGCGGCGGGCTGGCGTCGCGAGGTCATGCGCCGGTGGGCCGCCGAGGATGCAGAGATGCGCCCGGCGCGGAAGGACGTCTGGCGCGCTCGGCTCGAGGGCCAGTACCACGCCATCATGGAGCGTGCGGGGGAAGGCGGGTCGTCAGACCAGGGCTTCGCCATGCTGATGGCGGAGGCGTCGCGCGTGGCCAAGGTCGCCATGGCGCTCGATGGGCTGAGCGCGCCGGTCAAGATCGAGCACGGCGGACAGGTCGACGTCGCGGCGATGTCGCCGATCGAGCGCGAGCAGGAAATCAAGGCGCTGCTCGCCAAGCGGGCGGCGGCGATGGGGGGCAACTGATGAGCGAGGTCGTGCACTGCGAATGCTGCAGATGCCGGATCACCGGGCCTCGCGAGGCGCTTCGGCGCTGCGCGCTCTGCGACCTGTGCGACGGGTTCCACGGGGACCGTTTGCAGATCCGTGTGATGGTGCTGATGGCGAGCCGCCAGATCACGCCTGGCCATGCGCTGGCCCGGATGCTGTTCGACGATGCCCATCATGCCGGCATGCTCGAGCTGCATCCTGACCCGCAGCCCGGCCAGCCGATGGCGCACCGGGTATGGATCCCGTCCGCAGTTCCGCGCTGGCGGGTGGTCATCGGCAGAGCGGTCGCGCGCGGCGAGCCGCCGGATCTCGGCCTGATCATGCAGGTCATCGTGGCGCGGTACCAACCGGCCAGGCCAACGCCAGACCTTCTGACGACCATCGCGCTCGAGCTCGGATCGGCGCTCAAGATGCTCAACCCGTACGTCTCCGAGGTCCAGATCGGCAGCACGAACGATACCGAGCTCGCTCCGGAGCACCTGATCGTGAACTACGTGGCTCGTGACCCGGATCCACCGTCCGAGGTGGTCAACTTGGTTGCGGCTGAGATCCCGGACGACATCATGAGCCGGCCCCGGGGCAGCGCGTAGCCAGGGATCGTGTTCGCCGCCGCGCCGAGTTGGGACGACGCCGACGAGCAGCGGCTTGCCCAGCTCCTCGCGGCCAACGTCGGCGGCGAGGGCCTGGACGCGTTCATCCGGCGGATCTCGCCGCGCCATCTTCCGCCGCGCCACATCCAGCCGCTGATCAAGCTGTGGGAGCGCACCCGGCGCGAGCGCGTGTTCGCCTGCGTCGAGCTGCCACCGCGCCACGTCAAGACGACCACGGGGCTGCATGCGCTGGCCTGGTTGCTGCGTCGCGATCCGGCGCTGATGCACGGCTTCGCGACGTTCGGGGACGGCTACGCTGCATCCCGCTCGCGGATCGCGCGGGCTCTGGCTCGAGCCGGCGGGGTTGCTCTCGACAAGAGCATGGCCAACCTGCACGAGTGGGGCACCGTCTATGGCGGTGGGTTGCTCGCGCATGGCTACGATGGCGAGTGGACCGGACGCGGCATCACTGGCGTTGGGCTCATCGACGACCCGTTCAAGAACCGCGCGACGGCAGAAAGCCCCAAGATCCGCGCGAAGGTGTGGGACTGGTTCGGTGACGTCTTCTGGACGCGTTTGCAGCCCGGTTCGAGCTGCATCGTGCAGCACACGCGGTGGCATGACGACGACCTGATCGGCCGCCTGCTCGCAGGTAAGTTCGCGGGCTACCGCTTCGATCGGATCAGGCTGCCCGCGATCGCCGAAGACCCGGATGATCTGCTTGGGCGCGCGCCGGGCGAGGCGCTCTGGCCCGAGCAGTACCCAATCGAGGAGCTCCGCAAGATCGAGGAGTCGATCGGCCCCTACGGCTGGGCATCGCTATACCAGCAGCGCCCCAGGCCGCGCGGCGCCGACGTGTTCTCCGAGCCGGCCGTGTTCTCGTTGGCGGCCTGGCGCCCGGATGGGCACCGCATCCTGGTCTGCGCCGACCCAGCCGCGACCGACGACACCATCGGCGACCACTCGGCGCTGTTCGTGCTCGCCGCCAAGGGGCATGGGGCCGACATGGTGGTGTGGATCCTGTACGGCTGGCGCGGCCGCGTCTCCGTGCCGGCATTCGCGCGACGCCTGCTCGAGGTCAGCCGGCGCTTCTGGGGCGCGCCGGTTGTGGTCGAGAGCGTGGGTGGCTTCAAGGCGGTCCCTCAGATGCTGCGCGAGCTTGAGCCCGGTCTGCGCGTGATGCAGGCCCGGATGGGCGTGCCCGACGACGGGACCCAGGCTGCGGATCGCGTGAGCAACGCCCCGGCCGACAAGTTCCTGCGCGCGCAGCCGGCGGCGGCGGCCTGGAACACCGGGCGCATCCTGGTGCCGATGGACGCGCACCTCGAGTGGTCGCCGGAACATGGGCGCTTCCTGGAGCCAAGGGGCGGGCCGCGCCGCCTCCGCGCCGGGGTTGCGCCTGGGGTCACCTGGGCCGATGAGCTCAAGGCAGAGGCGGCGAAGTTCACCGGCGTGGGCGATGCCGAGGATGATCAGGTGGACGCGCTGAGCCACGGCTACAACGAGCTCTGGGGAATCCCGCGGCCGGCGCAGCGCGGCCCGCGAGCGAACCGCAACCCGTTCGGCTAGGATGGGGCATGGCGATCCCCCGTGGTCCGCAAACGCTGGTCGACATCGAGCTCCAGGACGTGCCACGCGGCGCGGACCTGGCGGACGCCACGCGGGCGAGGATGGCGGCGCGGTACCCGATGGCGGGCGAGCCGGAGCGCCCCGGCTTCAATGCCGCCAGCGGCGAGTACACGCTGACCTGGGGCGACCTGCAGCAGCGCCACCCGGAGTGGCGAGGCGACTACTGGGCCGAGTGCCGGGCGCTCTACGCCGGTGGCGATCGGTTGCTCGGCGACACCAAGGTGCTCGAGCGCCTGTTCCCGCGCCACCTGCACGAGGACATGGTGGTCTACCAGCAGCGCAAGGCTCGGGCGCACTACTTCCCGTACGCGGGCACCATCATCGACCACCTGATCGCCGGGCTGGGCACAGATCCGCTCGCGGTGTCGTTCGTCGATGTCGACGAGGATGGCGCGGTCAAGCCGGCGCCGCCCGAGGCCGAGTGGTGGAAGCGCTGGGTCAACGACGTCGCCGACGAGGCCGAGCGGCCATCGGACTACGGGCTCGACGACGACAACGACGAGGATGACGACGAAGGCGGGTGCTCGATCCACCACTTCGCATCCGAGGCGCTGCGCGAAGCGCTGCAGATGCGCACGGCGTGGGTCTTTGCCGATCTGCCTCAGACCGACCCGGACGACCCGATCGACTCGCGGCTCGCCGCCGAGCGAGCTGGCATGCTCGACCCCTACCTGTGCCTGGTGCCGGCTGAGCAGATCATCGACTGGCGGTGCGATCGCCGCGGCAGGCTCGAGTGGGTCATGATGCTGACCGTAGAGCAGCAGCGCCAGACGCCGCGTGACCGGCGTGGTTTGCTGCTTCACACGTACACCGTCTGGGACCAGACGACCTGGCGCCGGTACGAGATCACGGTCGACCCGGGCCGGCTGCCGAATGAGAACACGCCGTACCAGCCGATCGACGGCGGCGAGCATGGGTTCGGTCGCGTCCCATTCGAGCGGCTGTGCTTGCCAGAGGGCCTCTACGCGATGGGCAAGCTCCACTCGCTTGCTCGCGAGCACTTCAACAAGAGGTGCTCGATGGGATGGGCGGAATATAAGAGTCTTTTCGCTGTCTTGTACGAGTTCCTGGGGCCGGCCGACGGCGGCGCGCTGCCGATCGCCGAGGTGCAGGCCGACCCGGACCGGGCCACGAACCAGATCCGCGGGCAGGGCTACACGCAGGTGCGTGGCAAGGACGATCGAGCCGAGTACGTC